ACGCCAGCCAAAATATCAGTTTTCCAATTACCGCCGCCAGTATCGCCAGCAACCGTTACTGTTTTATATTCCCAAGTATTTGCGGCATCTATTGTGTATGTAAAGGCGTAACCCCTGCCTCCGTCATAGTTTTCAAAACCACCGCTAAATGTTCCAGTAACACTAGATTTTACCCAGAATGAAAGTGTAAATGTTCTGGCGGAAGACTGTCCTAAATTTAGATGAGCTAAATCATATCCCTCAACGACATATGTCAACCAAGCGTAATCACTTGCGCCTATTGAGGTGTCGGCTGATGCTACTGTTATTTTTAGAGAGTTTTGGAAGTTGTCTGGTGCATCAGTTGATTGCTCAACGGTAAAAGAACCTGCGCCACCATCTGTTAAATTAAACCTATCAAGCGTGTACGCTCCGGCATTGTTTACACTAAAACTTGTTCCGCGCTGTGATATTCTCATATCACCATTGATGATAATATTTTTCCGCCCAGACGGTACGCTTCCAAGTTGGGCTATCTCACGGGCGTTACTCATTATGCGTTCTCCAGTGCGGCTACTTTTTCTTCTAGGGTTTCAATCTTGGCGATGGCTTCTTGCAGGGCGGCAGTCAGCAACGGTACAAGTTTAGACTGGTCAATGCCCTGATAATCAGGCACTTGGCGCGTACCCATTACAGCTTCGGTGACTACGTTTCCATCTTCATCTAGGACAGCAGGAGTAACTTCGTACTCCTCTTCAACCATTGCGTCCTTCTCACCAAAAATAGCTTCAGGTACAACCTCTTGTACTTCATGCGCCAAGAAACCATCAATACGGCTATCATCTAACTTCCATGCAAAATTGACAGGGTTGAGGGCCTTTACACGCTCTGTTGCACCTGTCATTGGTTGCCAGTCTTTTTTTAAGCGGTAGTCTGATGATGTTACAATCGCTGTTCCTGTATTGCTATAATTAAGACCACCAACATAAGTGCCATTATAGTAATTCGCTACAGCGCTATATAAACCGCTTCCTGTTTTTATAAAATTTATACGCCCAGCACCACCTACTTGATTATAAAGTTCAATCCCTGCTTCACTTGCTGAGGTTGTAGTTTTTGCTATTAAAAGATTACCACCGCTTGTGAGGCGCATAGCTTCTGATGCAAATGTAGACCCATATTCAAACCTTAACGCATCATCATCAGACGTTCTAATCATAAATTGGTTTGTGGCTGAGTTTGTACCTCTTGTAAAAACTAACGCCCCACCTTTTGTGCCGTTTACATCTAAAAAGTTAAAACTTGCGCTAAAGCTGTAAGGCGAAGACGTACCAATTCCCACATTGCCACTGCTGTCGACCCTGAGACGCTCCGATGCACCAGCAGTCATTATCTGCATACTATCAGTAACGTGGTCATAGCGAACAATACCACGATATGCTTCATTGCCTGTCGTGCCATCGGCAAACAGTATTTGACCGTGACTTGCACTGTCGGCATAGACCGTTAAACCTTGCGCCCCAGAGCCATTACCAACAACCAGTTGATTGCCACCAGAAAAGAAAGAATTAGGGCTTGCAGTACCAATGCCTACATTGTTATTCGTGCTATCGACGTACAGAGTATTCGTGTCAACCGTCAGGTCGCCATTAATTGCAATGTCGTTTTGGAATGTCCCGCCATTAGTAGCTGATACCATGTCAGCTGTGGTAAAGGACTTAAATGAAACTACATTTAATTCATCATTAGCAGATGCACCAACAGCCAGTACAATACTTGTTCCGTCTGTAGCTGTGTAATCAGTACCATCCTCCAGAACAATACCATTCAGAGTAACAATTAAGTTAGTTACTGTATAAGATAATGAATTAGCATTATCGTCAGCACCAGAGAATGTAGTCTGTCCAGAGGTTGCTGTGTAGTTATAGTTTAGTAATGATGCTGTACCAGCCGATGATGCGGCAATCCAGTTAGCACCATCATAAACACGCATCTCATTTTCAGTACTATTAAAGTACAAAGCACCTTCAACAAGAGCGTTGCCATCATTATCAAGCGTTGGATCGCTAGATTTAACACCAAGATACCGATCATCAAATGCATCGTAAGAGTTAGCGGCAGAAGCAGCAGAAGCGGCAGCAGCTACTTGAGAGGCAGAAGCCGCCGCCGCACTGCTGGCCGCATTAGTCTCTGAAGTAGACGCGTTACTAGCAGATGTCGCGGCATTTGTAGCTGAAGTCGCTGCATTTGTTTCAGATGTGGCCGCATTTGTTTCCGACGTAGCAGCGTTTGTAGCGGACGTAGAGGCGCTTGTCGCACTTGAGGCGGCAGAAGTAGCAGAACTAGCCGCATTGCTCTCTGAGGTGGCTGCATTTGTCTCTGAGGTAGCAGCATTTGTAGCAGATGTAGCGGCAGATGTGGCAGATGTAGCTGCATTTGTCTCTGATGTACTAGCATTAGTCTCAGAAGTTGCCGCATTTGCAGCTGAGGTAGCTGCCGCACTAGCGCTCGATGCCGCATTGGTCGCATTAGTGGCGGCATTTTGTACGGCAGTTAAGTTATCTGTAATGTTTTGCATGTTGGTGGTTTGACCAGCAACAGTCGTAACATCACTAGAAACACCAGATACAGTAGCTACATCAGATGAGATAGATGCAACAGTTGTAATTGCATCGGTGGCAACAGTACCATCTTGAATGTCTGCAAGTGTGGCAATATCAGCAGAAGCATCAGCAACAGATTGGGTATCAGAGATAGTTGGCCCAACTTCAACGTCACCAGTTGTGGCATTAAAGGCCAAAACAGTGCCCTTACGAACATTTTTAGAAGCAAGAACCAGTGAAGAGGTTGCGTCTGAGTCAGACAAACGCAAGCCACGATCTGCCAAATCCTTCAAGTCAGCAGTAATAGCAACCATTCGATCAAGTTCTGTATTCAAAGAACCTACTTGGAATGGGCCTGTAGGTGGGAAGTCAGTGGTACGTTCGAGGGCAATGTCACGAGTAATGGTGACAGTACTACCGCCAGAAGCACCAGTAACACTAATGTTTATTGAGCCTGTAGTGCCCGACCCACCGCTAACAGTGTAGTCAGTAGTAAGGGTTTTCAGCACCTCATCAACATACACATTCAAGTCTTGGTTATCAAAAAACTCAAACGGCACACTAAAGCTAGTCTGCGTAACGCCTTCTGCTACACTGTAAGATACCCGTGGGGAGTTGTCGCCAATTAAAATAGTCATCTTGCCACCTTTAAACTATTTATAAACTAAATCGTTTCTTTCATCAATTAGTCTTTAGTTATGAAATCGTATGCCATGCTCGTCAAATGGTTAAATGGCAACAAGTACTTAATTCTTTCGGCATCCTCAGATGGGTTGCCATCCATCAAGTCAGCTATTGCTTTAGTCCAATCTACTAATAAACCTGGGCCAGCACCAAATGGCTCAAGCCAAGCATCGGTAGCACTAGGACGATATTTACCACGGAGCCAGTCGTTATCTTCATTGATAGCGCCAAAGCCCATAGCCATATGCAAACCCATGTATCCAATATCAGAATAAATTCCAGCTAAACCCGAATGGTCAAAACTTCTAGCAATGATTTCACCAGTACCTTTATTCTCAAACCACCAGTCTTCTTTCTTTAACTCAAGAGCAAGATAGCCTAAGCCAAACAAAGACGCTGCACCTAACAGCCTATTGTGACGGGCAGGGTCAAACATTTGACTTGTAATCCTGCTTGTAGCGGCAAGAGTAAAGTCCATAAATTGGAATGGGAATGTCATCATGCCGCTTTCGATGCGGGCATATTTAAAGTTAGCAGTGCTTACTTGTGGGTCTGGCTTTAGTCCGCTAAAGAATGGAACATCTTTCATCCAAGGATGCCAAGGCATGTAAACAATACCACGACTAATAATAGGCTTGTCTTTTGCTGTTGCCATAATAATTGTATTGCCAGTGCCAGCGTTCATAGCCGTATCCCACTTTAGCAATAACTCTTTTTCAGCAGGTGTGGTAGAAGGCCATTCCATTCTGTTGGCAAACACAAACCCATCTTCGACAACAAACTTATCTGCATATGACGCAATCTTTTTGGCATCATCGATGTCAAGACCATACCTTGCCCAGTACTCAATATCTGCACCACGTTTGTTGGCGGCAATATCTTGTGCCATCTTAACTAACTTAGATTGTCGCAACACAGAGTCTGCAATCCGGCCATATCGTGTAACAACACCAAGGTTGTTGCCAATAATAGGAATATTATAGAATACATTTGTTATTGGGTTAAGAAACCGCTCGGTTGCATTTGGCTGCACTCGACTTACACTATCAGCAAACATACGATCACGAGCCATAGACAGCATATAGTTTGTGCCCTTAACAACATAAGAGGCTTCTGCTTTTGCAAGCTGTACTGCTTCTCGACCACGCTGTGTAATCAGAGGGCCAAAAGCATTTCCCAAACCATGCTCAAATGCAATAGCACCAGCATCAGTTACGGATGCAATCCCAGCTTTATGCAGATAAGTCATACCAGCAATCTCTTTGATTGCCCGAACTGCTTGAGCATCCCACCTATCAGGCTCACGCATATGGATACCTAGCGAGTACTCATAATCAGCAACAAAGTCACGCTTAAGCTGTGCTATTTCTTTTTCTGTTAGTTTTCCTTCTGATACAGAAATCTCTTCTATTTCATCCAGAACGTCATCAATGGTTCGCTTGCCAAACTTGCGTGTCCATTCAATCTTGTTACCCATTTTGCGGGTATAGGCATCAATAATTCCTATATCCTTTAATATAAAATCTTTTACTTTCCACTCAGGAATATCAAGAGTACGCATACGAGTATGCTTCGAGCCAATGCCGCTAACGCCTAGACGCTCAACATCTGACTCCTCAAGGATTGTTCTAACAATACCCTCGGCAATCTCACGATCCGTGATCGAAGGATTACGCTCAACCATTTTGTTTGCTTTGCTATCCCAAACAAATGGCTTTGGATTTTGACGCACATGCTCTTCAATAATATTGGTAAACCGCTCACGTTGAGCAGCGTCTTGCAGCAATCTCTTATCGTAATAGATAGGAAAGTAAAACTTTTTCCGGTCTAATCCGTTAGCCTTCATGGCAGTAAGGTATTCAACATCTTCTTTGTGTCGTGCAATCTGACGCTCTAGGTTTTCCTTGAGACGCATTTGCTTTTGTGTTGCACCAACCTTTTTACCCTTGCCTTCGACTTGGGCACTAATGCCATCAATGATAGATTGCTTGCGCTCGATGTCTGCATTAATGCGGGTAAGGTCTTCATCTATCGTCTTTTGCGCACGCCACAAGTTAAGAGATGTCCCCTCTTCGTCATACCGCTCAAAGAATTTTCTAAACAACTCAAAGGTCTTCTTGTCGGTATCGCTAATGTTGTCGTATCGATCAACCCTATCCCAGCGTTCACCAAGTTTGATATACTCATCAGCTTTGATTTTGAACCACTCATCATAGCTAATCTTATTGGTTGCCATAGATTGAATATTATTAAAATTAAGACCAAAGGCGTTCCAAACCCCAGAACTAATTTCTTCTTCGTACAGCTTTTCTAGCTGCATCCGAAGTCTTTCTCCGTGCATAAAATGTACAGGCTGACGCTGTATAATTGACTGAACACCACGACCAGCAATGTTGCGGTCAATAGCCATAGCGGCATTACCATTGATTAATTCATAATATCTTTTTATTCGATCACTAACTTTGTCGTTAAACAAGATACGTTTGCCTGGGGTTGTGACTCCCTTAAACCAAACGCTATCAGAAAACACTGTTTTCTTTTGACCATAGTTACTATGCGTGCGCTCCAATGCTTGCTTATAAACATTGGCTTCATAGCTTTCTACGCTTTGCCCAACCTCACGTTTTAATTCCTTCTTTACCTTCTCACGATGAATAAGAAAATCTTGGTACTCTGTCTTGCTTTGAAACTCTTCCGGCTTTAACCGAATGTGCTCCGGCACTAATGGAGATGACCACGCTTTAGTGTCGTACTCCATCTGAACAGTATCTTCATTAATTTCAAATGAATTTTCTTTTGTGTTTACTTTAATAGCTGGAGCAAGTTCTTCCCCATCTGGAGTCACGGCATCAGCTTCTCTTTTGGTAAACTTTAGAGAAATATCTTCATACATATTGTTAACCCAGCTACCTCTATCGGTAAGGGTTTCTTTCATTTTGGTTACAGATTTCTCTATTTCAGGCCGTGCGTTCCGATACACAGAAGGAACAGAACCAATAACACCACTAAGAATAGTAGATGCAGTAAGAACACCTAGTGTTTCTTGTTTGGTTGCAACAGGATCAAATGGTGCACGAACCAACTCACCAGCAGCGCCTGCAGCCAAACCACCTTTAGCACCAGCAGCAAAAGCCTGCCTTGCAGTCATTCCGCCCTTTGCTAAAAGACCCAGCTGACCAGCGACAGGTAAGGCAAAGGCAATATTCAAAGGATCGAGGATGCCAGCAACCAACTGAGATGGATAATACCAAGAAGTGTTTGCTAGATCAGCCCTAACCTTTTCACTTTTACGGATCGAATCCTTAATAAACTGTGTGTGCTCTTTGCTTTTTGCATTAACAAAAGAAGATTTGTAAGTTTCAAACCCTTCAATGTCATCCCACACATTGTAGTTTGGATCAGGTCGATCGTCACCAAAGTAAGCAAACTCTTGAATAGAGCGAACCAAAGGAGAGTATTGCCAAGCAAAAGCATTAGACAGGTTTTCTGAAAACCCTCTATCTGTCATATCGCCTACGACATCTTCTGTGTAGGCTTTTTTGTAAAAGTTACCAGCGTCTACAGGCTGTGTTCTTTTATATTCCACCAGCAGCCGCTCCCCTTACTAATGCACCGCCAACCAAATTCATTACTCTTATTTTTTCTTCTTCTGCTTGGATTTGCTCAAGCCTTTGTTGCTCTTCGAGTTGTCTGCGACGCTCAAGGTTTGTTTGTGCATTAAATCCTTTTGTAGAAAAAACAAGGTCGTTTTGATAAGCGTCTTTAATGCGATTACCCTGCCGATCTACTGCCCAAAACTTACCAAACTCATCATTGTTTCTTGGGTCTGCATCGAGTAACACATCATCACCAAGTTCAAGAGCAGGAGAAAAAGCATTAAGCTGTAACTGTACATGCCTGTTAAACAGATCAAGAACAGCGCCAGTGCCAGTAGGACTTGTGTCGGAGCCATAATAATATTCCGGAGTATACGGGCGCTCCCTTGGTTGATCTTTAAGAACGTAAGCATACTCATAGTCATGGTTAAATGACTCATAAAACTCAGTCATAAAATCATCGGCTTCACTTTTACCGTTCGTATATAAATGTCTGGCATAAACAGAAGCATATTTATCTACAAACCTAGCGTTGTAGTCTCCGGTTTTGCTAAGGTAGTCTTTTGCCCAAGATACAGGGTCTCCAGAAGTTACCTTTTCTACACTCAAAGCACGTGCAACTTGAGCCACATAGTCTGGATTTTGAAGATGAGCAGAGCGAGAGTATTCAATCAAATCAGAAACAGACTTGTCGCTAAACCTATTTCTATATGCTTGCAATGTTTTAACAAAAGAAACTGTATTGGCATCCATGCCACGCCCATTTCCAATCAAACGACCGCTAGAATTGTAGAGCAGTGCGTGAGCAGCTTCAGCAAGAGAAGCAGTTACCTGATCCGAATAAATAGTATTTCCTTGAGCGGCAGCTTCTAGTGCGTTCACCACATAATGAGGAAGGGCTTGAAAGTTTTGCAGATTGTTTATAAGTAGCGGAGCCTGTTCAGGGTTTTGGAGAGTAGAAACAAAATCCTCAACATTGTTTATACCCATGCCTGCTTGCAAGGTTAAACTAGTTGCTTGCTGTGCCTTTTTATCTACACCATTAATTCCTTCAGAAAGTGTTTTTTGGTCTGTTTCTTCTTTAGAAACGTTCCCACCAAGTGTATCAAGTTGCCTTCTAACAAAATCTCTGTCCTGTAAGT